AGCCTTCTACTGTACTATAGGTGATATGCTTATGTGTGTGTCTGTGTGTGGGATTAAGAGGCTAGTTTAAAGAGCCAGACCCATCATCATTGTCGGTAAGTTTGACTATCTTCATTGTACCTAGCAGATGGTCTAGTTCAGCTTTAAGTTCCTCGTCTGTCTTCTTACCTGTGACATCCTCTATCTTTGTCGTAGTTTGATAGCCTGTTCTGTCTAGTAGGGAATTGATAGCGCCAAGCTGTACTGAAGGAGTAGTCTTGTCGTTTTCTATTAGCTTACGTAACTTATCCACCGCAATGGGTACGGCTGATCCAAGTAGCTTTTTAGTAGCTGTATCTATTTGATTAGCTAACTTGTTTTTTAGTTCATAACCCTGTTGCTCGGCAGTCTTCTCGGAGTAACCCGCCTTGATGCAAGACTGTGTTGCGTTGCCTGTTTGACTAAAGTATTCAATGAACAGTTTTTGTTTGTCTGTAAGGTTTTGTGACATATTTGCAACATTATAAACTAAAGTTTTTTTTTATGCAATAGCTTGACAGTATTTAATTATTTATGCTAATTACTTAACTTATGTTAATTAAAAAAAGGAGAGAAAACATGAGTAAAACAATGCCTAGTGCAGAACACATTATTAAAGTTTTAGCTGATGAGTTAAAGCAGGAAACTGTGTCTGTAATTAAAAGCGATAAACCTACTATGACCGTTTATGATGTTGAACCAACTCTTGAAGAAGCCCAGAAAGCTGTGGGCGGTTATGTTGAGTTAATCGATCTTTATGAAATTGGTGAAGGTTGTCTGTTAGTTGATGAGGAAGCTAAGTTAAAAAGAAAACCTATCAATGAACTAGCTACCAAACTTTATAATAAATTGTTTAACGGTGTAATCGTGGGTGATGTTATTCATATCAAGCAGGAGAATAGGAGGGAATGGTAATGGGTTGGTCAGAATACATTAAACAAGCAATTGAGGTAGGGCTGAAAAGCCCTATCCCTTACAAAGTTATTCCATATAAAAATGGAGTAGGCATTAAAAAAATAGAGTTTATTAATATAACTAAAAAGGAGAAATAAAATGGAACTAGCATTAAAACTATTATTGTTTTTTATTGGTATGGGATTATCAATAATAGGCATATCAACCGCATTACACTCTACTCACATGATTTTAGGCGTACTAATTTTCGTTAGTGGATTTGTGATAACATTTTCAAGTTTTAAACCAACTCATAACTAAAAAGGAGAAATAAAATGGGATATACTAACTATTGGACACAAAAAACAAACTTTACTGACAACGAATGGAAAAAAGTAAAAATGGAGGCTGACTATGTTCGTAGTTGGTCAGAAATATCAACTATATCTAAATACGTTGGAGTTGATATTAAAAAAGATAAAATTGAGATCGTGGGTGCTTGTGAAACTTTCGTTCTTAATAAGTTTGCTAAAGTAAAACCAGACTACGAGGGCCAAGACGTTAGCCTTCATTTTTGTAAAACACGTGAAACTGTCTATGATCTTGCAGTTTGGCATTTGCTGACCGCTTGTGCTTATATCAAATCAGATTTTGAGATAAGTCGTGACAATCATAATATTTATGAAAAAACTCAAACAGTTGAGGTTGAAAGCGATAAGCCTCTAGCTGTAAAGTTTAAATCAAATGATTATTGTGAAAACAATGAATTGCCTTTTGACCAAGTTAAATACTTTCAAATGTTTGATGAAGATAATGAGGATAAGACTAAAACTACATGGGTAAGATTTAAACTTAAAAATAAGTTAAAAGGCAGAAAAGCTAATGGCTTTATAACCGCTATTGATAACGTCTTAAACATGGAACAAGTCAAAGACAATATTTTAAGGAGGTTGTGGGCATAATGTCAAATAAGACAGTTCATAGAATGACTATAGCAACAGGAGTAATAATGTTTCTTGTTGGTATAACATTAGCTGTTTATGTTGAGGCCGTTTTTGGCCTCATCATAAGCGGTGGGGGTTATATAATTTTTAACAATGCAATCAGAGGAGATAAATAATGGCTGAACAAAATAACGCAACGGATTTTATACAATCTAGTAACAAAGCTAGGGCGTATGAAAAAAACAAAAATCGTATTATTAATTTGGAGTTAAAAAAAGAAACCATTGATATGCCAATAGAGGTTGAGCATTATGGTTGGTATTCAAATGATTATGATTTTGGAGAAAAATATAAACCTTACAGAGATTGGATAGAAAAAGATCATGGAGTAAAATGGGATGATTATGAATGTGGAATGTTAGATCACGACACTACAATGATGCAAAATTTTTGCGATCAAAATAATTATTCTATTGATTGTCATTATGATGACAAAAGTGATGGAATATATTTAATTAAACAACAGGAGAAATAATATGCAAGAGATGAATAAAATAGATACGTTTGTAGGTAAAATTCATACAGAATTTATGAATAAACCTAGAACACCAGAACAAAGTATGGTTGCTGATTTACAATTTTCAGCTAATCTAATGAAGATGGCCATTTGGAATTTAAAGAGATGGTCAAAGACTACAAATAAACCTAATAAGGCATGGAAGGATATACTTAAAAAAATAATAAAGGAGGAACAATAATGCAATTTTTAGGAAAAACCCCAAAAGATTGGAAGGCCCTTGAATTATATTACAGACGTGAGTGGTTATGTTTTGTAATTGGTTTTATAATTGGCGTTTTAATTTAATTAACATACAATTAAGGGTGTTCGTACATTTCTTTGTACAACACCTTTAATTTTTTATACTTATCCATTAATTTCAAATATTTTAATTTCCATTGATGCTTAATTTTGATTGATTTAGCTTTTTCTTTTTTTGCTCTATCAAGTTTAACCATATAACCTAATAGTAAATTACGGCCTACGGCCTTGTCTGTTGTATTTTTTATAAGATCGCTTTTCAGACTTGGACTTCGTTTTTTTATGTACACGTATCCTCTTTTTAGGTTTTGGTCTTGGGTGAAATTCCTTGAAGTTCTGTTTTGCCATTTTCAGTTTGGTTCAATACTTTTAAATCAATAATTTGTTTTAAAGTATTAAGTTCCTTTTCTTTTATATTCATTTCATCATTATAAGATTTTAAGACATTTTGCAACGCATCAAGCAGAAATTTGATCTGTTGCATACCCATAAACTTTACAGCCATAAATAGTTTGGTTTCTTTAGCTGTCATACGTACAGACATTTTTCCATCTTTTACAACACTAAAACCGTGTCTTTGCATTTCGTTATCAAATTTACTTATCCAATCAATACCATCAATATTCATCATGTTATCAATCTTGTTAGCATCATATTCATTTAAAACTTCATATAGTTTATTAATCATTTCCTCTCCTTTTTTAATTTCATTCATATACAGACTTTACCATTGTTAATGTTTGTTGCAACAGTTCTTTTTGAGTTCCCCATTTTTTTGTAAAAGATTTAGGACTATAATGATAAGCGTCTTTACCCTGCCTGTGATGTCTTGGGCATAATGGTATAACTTCAAAATTACTAGCTTTGCGCCCGATACCTGTAAGGTTTTTTATGTGGTGTAGTTCAGCAGGGCTATCTGGAAAACCCATTTTGTTGCAAATCAAACAACCCAGACCAGCAACTTTATTCATGTGGTCTTTTTCTTGTTTAGTTTTTGTACTCATTGTAATCAAAATCTTTTTTGTAAAAAGTTTTACTACCTATTTTTTTGATTTTAAGTATATTTTTATTAGCAATAATCATTTCATCACCTACTTCATTGTGTGAAAATGACATAGTAAAAATATGATTATATTTTGTTTTTTTAATTAAATACCCTTCAGTAAAACATACCTCACAAGTGTCTTTACTAGCCTCTTTAATGTCTTTCCATTCGCATGATGATGCATGGTCTTCCCACCAACATTCATATTTATCTAGTTTGTAGTAATATGGGTCTTTTCGTTTAATCTTTTTTGAGGCCATAATGTTTTGCTTCTTTCATTTGATTAATCATTTTAGTTTTCCATGTTTCAAAATTAATCTCAATCATTTTCTTTTCCCAATTCCATTTAGCTTCTTCACCAACAGCATCAGCTAACTCATCAATATGTTGTTTATATCTATCATCTGATCTTGCTTCACGTTCTTGAGCATTAACACTATCCAATTTACCTGTATTGGAATTTATCATTTTTTCTTTCATAATCACAGCCAATAATATTTTACGGCCATGTTGTAATCTTTCTAGGTTTTTCTTAGCTTTTGCATGGTTCGTGCCGATTTCTCGTAATTTATGCATATGCTGTTCTGTTATTTCTTCACTCATATTGATAACTCCTTCATGTTGTATGATTTGGCTCTTGCTATATTACAATGAATAATAAAACCCATTGTTTCTTTTGATGTAGCAATTGGAAATACTTTTTTACTATGAGGAAAATGACCAAACTTTCTTTTAAAAGTATGACTGGCCCAACCTTCTTTGAAACCTTTTTGTTTAGCATAATACAATAGTTCAGCATAAAACTTTTGTTTATCATCTGTCTTAACTTTCATTTTAGGAAGTTCAATTAATCTACCTTGTTGTATCAATATAGCCTGTTCTTTTTTGGTAGGTATAAAACTACAGTTAGGACATTCTGGTTGTTCTTTAGAAGGTTTATAAACTGTATCACATTGAACACACGTAAATGGTTGTTTCTCAATTGGTTCAATTTTCTTTTTTTCTTTTTCTTTAATTTTAGATACGGTCAATTGCCAATCTGGTACATCTTCTGGAAACCCATGCTCATATACACATCCAGAATGATCTATGATAAGTGTATCTTTTTTATTTTCAGCAGGTCTTAATGCTCTACCAACCATTTGCAGATACATAGAATAAGATTTAGTGGGCCTTGCTATAATTACACATGATATTTTAGGTTGATCCCAACCTTCTGTTAGTACCATGCAATTAGATAAAACTTTTATTTTATCATCTTGTAAATCTTGTAATACTTTTTCACGTTCTATTTCTGGCATCTCACCATCTATGTGACCCGCAGGAATACCATTTTGTTTAAATATATTTGTAATGTATTTAGAATGTTTGATAGACGTGCCAAACACAACAGTAGGTCTATTCTCACCATACTTGATCCAATGAGTTACAATATCACCAACTAATTTAGGTGTATTCATTCTAGTGTCTAATGCTTTTTTTTCATAGTCACCTGCCATGATACGAATGTTTTGTAAATCTGGTATTGATGGGGCAACTATTCTATTAGGTACTAAGTAACCTTTTTCAGTTAGTTCTTTAATCGTACCACAATTGACTAATTCCTGATAAATATTACCAAGACCACGCCCATCATTTCTACATGGTGTTGCAGTTAAACCAATTACCCATGCTTCTGGATATGTATTAATTAAATCTTGGAATGATTTAGATGTACTTCTGTGGGCCTCATCCAATATAATTACATCAGCTTGTGGTTTAACAAAATCATCATTGTCTTTTCTTGCTGAAAATGTTTGAACACTTGCTACCTGTACATCAGAATAAATACTACCAGACTTACCTGCCATAATAACTCCATGTTTAATTTCAAAGTCAGCAAGTTTTCTACTACATTGCATAACAAGTTCACGTCTGTGCGCCACAAACATTCCAAATCTATTATTTTTAACCAAGCCTTCCATCATAGAACAAGCAATAACTGTTTTACCGCTACCTGTAGGGGCAACTAATAATATTCTTTTTTTACCTTCTCTAAAATGTTGTCGTATATCTTCAATTGCTTTTTTTTGATAATCTCTCAATAAGTTCATTAGTATCTTCTCCATATATCGTTTAGTTGAAACATAACTTCGTTTAAATTTTCTGGTGGTACACATGAGTTTGCAAATTCAATAGCTTCACCTTTTGCATAGTCGTAACTTTCACCACGTTTTTTTATAGCTATTAAAATTTTAACTAACTGTGCATGACGTTCACCTGCATTGATACCGTAACGAAGTGTGCCTGTGTATTTACCTTTATAAGTTGATGGTGTGTAATCCATCTTAATAGTTTTTTGCTCTGGCCTTTTTAATTCCAAACCTTCTTTAATTTCTTTCATAGTGTAAGGCATATCAGTTGTACATTGAATTATTTTTACAGGATATGGATTTTTTTTATGATGATAAAAACCTGCAACTCTCATAATTCTAGGCAAATCTTTTACAACAGGGTCAGAATTAAATTTAGATGCCAATGCTTGTTGATATAAAGTAAAACTTTCTAAAGGCATATCTTTTACTAACCAATAACAATGGTATTTTTTTGGCGAAGTATTTACAATTAGATTAGGTGGAATATTAAAACTATCTGGTAGTGGTGTACCATCTAAATCTATAAACACAGCCCTAATCTTTTGTATGTTTTTAGTTGTACGACCAAGACCATTAGTTTCATTTACTGTAAAATATATACCCGCACCTTTACTGTTAAGTTCAGCCAATTCGTGAAAGTGTACTTTTATACTTCCGTGCAATTGTTTTATTAATCTTTTGTTTAGGCCCTTATCATCAAATGTTTGGAATGAATGATGTTTACCAAAATAATCAAGAAACATACTGTAATGAGAATTTTCGTTAAAACTACTCACAACGATAACCCAAAACTAAATAACCCAGTTTAGTATAATGACCTGCTCTCATATCATCAGTTTCTTCTCTGTATTCTAATTTTTTTAAAATAGCATTGCCATATTCAAAACAATCTACGTTTTCTTTTTTAGGCATTGTTATTTCAGTTAGATT